TGACCGATTCAATAATCTATTCCGTTACATTCCTTGTAATGCTGATATTGCAGGTTTAATGTGCAGAACAAATATTAATTCCTATCCTTGGTTCTCTCCTGCTGGTCAACAACGAGGTGTACTTAATAATGCTATTAAACTGGCATATAATGCATCAAAGGCTCAAAGAGACTTACTTTATACAGCTCGGGTAAATGCCATAGTAAATCAACCAGGAATTGGTATTATTCTATTTGGCGATAAGACTGCTCTTGGTTATGCTTCTGCGTTTGATAGAATTAACGTTCGTAGATTGTTCCTAACTGTAGAACAAGCATTTGAAAGAACTGCTAATGCGCAGATATTCCAATTTAATGATGATATTACTAGAGCAAACTTTATTAATATTGTTGAACCATATCTTCGTGATGTTCAGGCTAAACGAGGTGTTTATGATTTCCGTGTTATATGTGATGAGTCTAATAATACTCCAGATATAATTGATAATAATGAGTTTAGAGCGGATATCTTCCTGAAACCTTCTCGCTCAATTAATTATGTTACCCTTACCTTCGTAGCTACTCGTACTGGTATTAGCTTTGAAGAAGCTGCTGGCAGAGTTTAATTCTTATAACTAATTAACACAAGGAGAATCAAAATGGCTACACTCAAAACACTATCTAACTTCAAATCTAAACTAGCTGGTGGTGGTGCCCGCAGAAATCTATTTGAAGTAAGTATTCCCACCCTCATGACCGGAGTAACTTGGGATAATGACATATTCCAATTTTTATGTAAATCCGCCAATCTTCCAGCCTCTAATATATCATCTGTAGATGTTCCTTTTAGAGGAAGAATTCTTAAGGTTGCTGGAGATCGCACATTTGACATTTGGACTGTTACTGTAATTAATGATGAAGACTTCAAACTAAGAACAGCATTTGAACAGTGGATGAATATTGTTAATAAATTAGAAAACGCCACTGGTGCAACAAATCCAAGTTCTTATATGGCTCAGGCATATGTAAGCCAACTTGGTCGTGGAGCAGACAAGAAGGAATCCACAACAAATAGTTCTACAACTACCACTAACGCTCTTAGGTCTTATCATCTACACGATGTTTTTCCAACTAATGTAAGTGCCATTGACCTATCCTATGATAGTTCTGATCAAATTGAAGATTTCACTGTAGAATTACAAGTACAATACGTTACAATTGGTAAAGATGGGGCGTCTACTGTAGACCAAACTGGCACGGAAATTAGCTGATAAATAGTTGAATAAAGTTAAAAATTAAATTATGGCTAAATTGTTTGGATTTTCTATTGAGGATACTGAGAAGCAATCCCCATCTATTATTTCTCCCGTTCCGCCTAATAATCAGGACGGGAGTGATTATTATTTAACTAGTGGCTTCTTTGGGTCTTATGTAGATATTGAGGGTGTTTATAAAACTGAATTTGATTTAATTAAAAGATATAGAGAAATGGCACTACATCCAGAAGTGGATAGTGCTATTGAAGACGTTGTTAATGAGGCAATTGTATCCGATACAAACGATTCTCCTATTCAGATTGAATTATCCAATTTGAATGCTAGTGATGGAATCAAACAGAAGATACGAGATGAATTTAGATATATACTAGAATTATTGGATTTTGATAAGAAATCCCACGAAATCTATAGAAATTGGTTTATAGATGGGAGACTTTATTATCATAAAGTAATTGATATGAAGAAGCCACACGAGGGAATACAAGAACTAAGATATATTGATTCTTTAAAAATACGCCATATCAGGCAACAGAAGAAAGTAAAGAATGATGGAGCAAGAAAAACTTTAATATATGGAAGCCAAGACCCAATGGACTTTGAGTTTCCAGAAATTGAAGAATACTTTGTTTATAATCCAAAAACTCAATATCCAGTAGGAACTCCATCCGCAATGAGTGGAGGTAGCGAGAAAGGAATTAAGATGTCTAAGGATTCCATCACTTATTGTACTTCTGGATTAGTAGATTTAAATAAAGGAACTATTCTATCATTTTTACATAAGGCAATTAAATCATTAAATCAACTAAGAATGATTGAGGATAGTTTAGTAATTTATAGACTATCAAGAGCATCAGAAAGAAGAATTTTTTATATTGATGTTGGTAATCTTCCGAAGCAGAAAGCAGAACAATATCTTAAAGATGTTATGATGCGTTATCGTAATAAACAGGTTTATGATAGCGCAACAGGCGAAATTAAAGATGATAAGAAGTTTATGAGTATGATGGAGGACTTCTGGTTACCAAGAAGAGAAGGTGGTAGAGGTACCGAGGTTACCACCTTACCTGGTGGATGTCTTGAGATGAGTACAAAGGTTCCGCTTCTTGATGGTAGAGAATTATCCATTAAAGATATAGAAACTGAATTGAATACTGGAAATAAGTTGTGGGCGTATTCCTGTCACCCAACAACGGGAAAAATTGAACCAGGATTAATTAGTTGGGCTGGAGTAACACAAAAGAGTGCTAAAGTAATTAAAATAACTCTAGATAATGGAGAAAGTATTACTTGTACTTACGACCACAAATTCCCAATTTATAATGTTGGATTTGTTGAGGCTAAAGATTTAGAAGTTGGTCAAAGTATGATACCATTTTACAAAAAAACTAAAGAAATAAAAAAAGGATCAAATGAATATGAAATGATTTATGATAATGAAAGTAAAAAATGGATTTATACACACAGATTAGTTGCTAATACATTTAAGGAAATTATTTGTGAAGATAATGTATTTGAACAAAACGATGAAAATAAGAATACAATACACCATATAAATCTAAATCGGTTTGACAACTCCCCAGAAAATTTATGCTTTATGAATTCTTTGGATCATATACTATATCATAAATCTATTGGATTCTCTATTGAGGAACAATTGAAGTGGACTTTGGCGGCAAAAGAAAAATTAATTGAATTAAAAAATAATCCAATTGAATATGAAAAATATTGCTCAAGAATATCACAAAATTCAAAGGCTTTCTGGAATAATTTATCTGAAGAGGAAAGAATAGATCAAATTGAAAAAATTAGAAATGGTAGTATTAATCATTTTAATAATATTTCTGATGAGGAATATGCCAAAAAAATTAATACATCCATTTCTAATTTAGAAGGGGTATCTGAGGCATTGCAAATTAAATTACAAGATAATGAGTGGTTTAGACAAAGATTATCTGATGGGTGGTCTGAGGAATCTAGAAAAAATGCGTCTGAATGTAGTTTATTTAATCATAACATTACATCCATTGAATATCTACCTAATGAAATTGAAGTTGGGACACTTACAATTGACTCCGATGAAATTTTTCATAATTATCATACATTTGCTTTGTCATCTGGAGTATTTACAAAAAATAGTAATCTAGGTGAAATTACGGATTTGGCTTACTTCCAGAAGAAGCTTTATAAATCCCTAAATGTTCCATCTTCTAGAATAGATGGTGATGGTGGATTTAATCTTGGTCGTTCTTCAGAAATTCTAAGAGATGAGGTAAAGTTTAGTAAATTTGTTGCTAGATTAAGAAAGAGATTTTCTAATATGTTTAGTGATATGTTAAGAACTCAATTACTTCTTAAGAATATAATAACCCCAGAAGACTGGGATAAAATGAATGAACATATTCAGTATGACTTCTTATATGATAATCACTTTGCTGAACTAAAAGATTCTGAACTTCTTACAGATAGATTAAATCTAGTTTCGGCTGCTGAACCATATATTGGTAAATATTATTCACAAGATTACGTTAGACGACATATTCTTCGTCAAACAGATCAAGAGATTATTGACCAAGACGAATTAATGAAAAAGGAAATTGAAGATGGAGTTATTCCAGACCCATCTATACCAATTGACCCAACTACTGGACAACCAATGCCAGATTTTACTGGACAAGAAGGGGATTTAGGTAAAGTACCAATGGACCCAGAAGCCAATACAAAGGCAATAGAAATGCCTAAGGGTGGAGAAATCTAACTCATAAATACAGTATACATAAACAAAAAAGAATTATGGATGAACTAATGGATATGATTGCTGCTGATGAATCTCCTTCTCAGATTAGTGATAAAATTAAAGATATACTTTTTGCGAAATCTGCAGATAAAATTGACCAATTTCGTCCTGTAGTAGCATCTTCACTCTTTAATGGATATACCGAGGAATAATGCTAATATGTCATCAGAATTATCAGATTTCTTTAAAATAGTATCAGAAGAAAAGAAACATAAAAAAGAACAATTCAATTCTCTGGTTGGTGACTTGGACTTGAATGATATCTTTGAAGAAGTTTCTATTCTTAAAACTAAGAGTAAAATAAAAAATAAAAAAGGTGATAAGGCACTCAAAGTATTTGAGGATTTACTCTCATCTAGAGAGATGGAACCAAATATTGAAGAAGAAATTGAAGAAATTTATGAAGTAGTAGAAGAACTTCAAGAAGAACTTGAAAAACCAAAAAATATACTTATAGAGAGAGCTTTGGGACTTCTTACAGACCCATCAAAAATAAAAACAAAAGACCCATTAACTCCTCTAGATCAAAAGTTTGCAACACTTGATGATTTACAAAATCACTATAAAATCTTCCTTTCCCGTATTCAGCAACAACTCTCTACGATAGGTGGTGGTGGTGAAACTCGGTTGAGGTATTTGGATGATGTTGTAGGACTTGCAACGAATTCTGGTGCTTATGATAATAAGTATCTACAATGGAACTCAAATACAAATAATGCAGAGTTTGTATCTATTACTGGTATTGGAACTACTGGACTTTTAATTAATGAAACTCTGGATACAGTCACAGACCGTGGAAATACAACCACGAATGGTATTGGAGTTTCATTCCTAAATCTTCCAGTTGGTTCTGTGATTAGTGGTGTATCTTCAATTGTTGCAAATATTGCGAATGCAAACTTAAATGCAGTTCTTGAAAACGGAAATAGTGCCAATATTGGTATTGGTAGTTATGGAATAACTTATGCTATTGTTGGTGTTCCATATGTAGTATATGAACTTAAAGTAGTTCCATCCCCAGTACTTGAATTAAATGATATTATTGGTGGTGCGGCAATTCCAGTTGGAAGTAAAATTATAGGTATTGGTACTGGTGCTTATAGTAATGTTATTATTGCTGATATTAATTTTCCTCCACCTTACATTCTACCATTAGTGAATTCGGTAATCACTTTTGCTCGTCCAGTCATCAATCCTGGACTATCAATAGCAACTATTGATAATACCGACTTGGTATTACATACTGGTGGTGGTGGTAATGTTATTACACACACTGATATTCTTCCATATACAACGAATGTTTGGAGATTAGGTTCTCCTGTAAAAAGATTTAAAGAATGTTGGTTCGGAACCGGTACGATTTACGTTCAGGATGAAACATTAGGAACCGACCAGGCATTAGGAGCATCGGATGGCAATTTTTATATTAAAGGTGGTGCAGGTTTAGAAGTTGGTGAATGGTTACTCAGAGATAACTATATTTCTATTGGAAATTCCACCAGAGATGTATATATCGGACAAACTTCTGATACTGGTAGTCTTACCGTCAATCGTAATCTTCAAGTTCAAACATCTGCTGGTTCTACTACTTTTGCCGTCACTCGTAGTGGTAGAGTTCAAATCAATACTCCAAATATTCCAGGAAATGACCCTGGATCACTACTGATTAATGCATCAACTGATGGTAGTTATCAACCAGTAGTTGGATCAGGTGGATTATTGCACTTAGTAGGACCAGATGCTGGTAATGGAGCACCAGCAAGAATTAATATAGAAGCATATGGCAGTGTTTCAAATACACCAGCATTTATTAATGCTCGTCGTGCTCGTGGCACTGCGGCATCTCCACAAGGAGTGCAGAATGGTGACATAATTTTTAGATTAGCAGGAACAGGATGGGCAACATCAAACTACAATAATGGAATTCCCAATAGTTTCCCCACTATTGAAATGGTATCCACAGAAACATTCTCAAGCACAGGATTTGGTGCTGATGTTAATGTTTATGCCGTAGGAATAGGTTCAACTGCAAGGTCATTAGCAGGGTCATTTAAAGGTGATGGTTTAAGTTTTGTTGGTAACTCTAATGGTGGTATTACATTCCAAGATAGTACCAGATTAACAACTTTCCCATCACAAGATAACAAAGCAGACAAGTTCTTAAAAGTTAGTAATGT